ACACAAAATCAGCGTTAAGGCCGAAGTCTGCCGCCGCAGTTACGCCGTCCGCTTGTATTTCATACCTTTGATACGGATCATCCGTTACAAACCCTTTGATGTCAGTCGCCGCGTTTGAAGCGTCTAAGTGATTCGCAAAGGTAGGCTTACTTGTATTAGCGTCAGTAAAGAAAACACCGTTTAACGAACCTAATATCGTCGTGTCTCCTGCTGCAGCTACTCCAATTGTTCCAGTAGCTAAAATTTCTACTGGGTCTTGGAAGTAAATCGCTGTAGCCGAAGCTGCGATATCGTATTCAGATAAACCGTTGTTGTCTCCATTCTGACCTATTTTTCCGATCGGTTTTAAACCGAACGCAGCATCTTTATTTGCCATAGTTGTCCTCCTTTAGACATTTAGTTTATCTTCAGATGGACTAGAATTCTATTAAGACTTCTTAGAGCCACCGAAGGTTACACGAGTATCTCTATCAACATTGATAGGCATACTCTTATGCTGTTCCTTTGCAAGATCGGCGTCAATTGCAGCTTGTTGATCCTGAGCTTGTTTCATATAATACTCAGTTCTTTGCTGCGCGATCTCCTCTGGTACCCTTGTCAGCACAAGGCCTCCGTGCCCGATCACCCCTGCGTATTTGCCGTCTGCAACTACGGGAAAGTCCTCTTCTGGATATTCGTCAGCTCTTACTAATTCATACCCGGATCTTAAGCGTCCTTGTATGTTTTTCGTGTCGACAAATCCCAGGATTTCTACCCTGACCCATCTGTGTCTGTAGCCATTTGGCGCGTTGGGCGTATCTAAGTACGATGGTGGAGTCCAAACTTTTGGTCTCTCTTTTGGAGCTACCGTTTTTGCTTGTGCTTCTACTTTTGTAGAATCACTTTTCTTAGTTTGACTCGCACGAGTTTGGTTTTTCTTTTCCATATGCTTATACCTCCTTCGTGTTCATAAGTTGTTTCGCATATTCTTCTAGTGGCACTCCTAATTTTTTCGCTATTGCGACCTGTGATGAAGTGAGTCTCACAGACTTACGGCTATTAGTCTTTGGACTACGCGTTGCAGAGGCAACGGTCTGTGTAGGTTTACTAACAGGTTTGTTACCCACAGGTTTATCAAATTTATGGGGAAATTCAAGTCTTATTCTCTTATCTATTTCCTCATAATATTCGTCAGACCTAGGATCAATACCTTCTTCTTCCGTAATTTTTCTATGTAAATCAAATGCAGTATATGTCATTGCACTATCTTTACCGAACCACTCATTTCTACTAGCCCAGTCCTCTGCTCGGGGATCAGGGGCAGCTTGTTGCTGTCGTGGTTGTTGATATAATGATGGTTGTTCAACAGGTTTTTCTTTAGCCGCTGTCTCTTGCATTTGATGCTGAGTCTTTAATTCGGCTAACTTACCTTGTTCATAACCAAGTTGAGAAATAGCAGTCAAAGCTTCTGTTTCAGCTTTTGGATCTTCGTTCTGTCTAGCTGCTCTTAGTTTTTCTTGAGCTGCTGCAAGACTCGAAGTAATTCTTCCTTCCATTTCTGCAACATAATTTTTATCTAAAGAGTCTGCTGTAGTTTTAAACTTGTCTCTCTCTTGTTTAACACTATCAGCATAACGTAAAGCTTCTTCTTTTTGCCTTTCGGCTTCACGCATTCTTTTTGTTAGCTTAGCAATCCTTTTTTTAACGCTTTCAGAATACTCTTCAACTTCTTGTCTATTATCTTTTGATTCTTCCACAGCTTGAACATTAGGTTGCTCAGATGGTTTCTCAGGTGTGTTATCGGCGATACCACCTTCTTCGAGTTTCGTTTCTCTCTCATTTTCATATGTTTTGTCCTCCGAAGGTTGCTCTGCAACCTCTTCTGTTTTTTCTTCTGGCAGTTCTATTTCTGCACCCGGACCAGATGTATCAATATCAACTGTTTTCTTTTCTTCTTCTTGCATAGTTTACTCCTTCTATGATTAAAATTCGTGGAATATATCTTCAGGGTTTTCCACGGTCGCTAAAACTTCATCATCATTTAGAAGTCTTATCTCACCCCCATCGATTTTAATTCGTGATCCAGCATATCTTGCAAAGATAATCCAATCACCTTTTTTACACCATGGACCTTCTGGGTATCGTTCTTTATCATAGCAGTGTGGGCCCATTCTCAATACTAAACCACAAGTCGATGCTACTTGTGATCGTTCTACTGTTTCATCTGCTAATATTAAACCACCTTTAGTTTTCTCTTTTTGTTTAAAAGGTAAAACTAAAATCCTCCAACCTGTTGGTTCAGGAAGTTTTGATGATTCATCTATTTCTTTTTTCTTAACTCCAACGAGTTCTTTATTTGGTAGTATCACTTTTGGATTTGATACTGATGACTGTTCCTTCTGTTTCATTTTGCTCCTTTGTTTTTAGCAGGGCGGATATTTCCTGTAATAAATATTCGTACGTTCGTACTTGTCCTAACATATACTGGTATTTTTCCATACTGTCAACACCGCCTGATACCATGGCATTGGCGACATCGGACTGACGCATTTTTATTATTCTTTGTAGTTTTTCAACAAATGTAATTAGATCCATTTAACACTTCCATCTTCTTCGTGCCTGACGGATTCGAGAATTTGGATCGTTACGTGTTTTTGCTGATGACCTTTTTAATTGTCCAAGTGATCTTGCGCAGTATGATTTCCTACGATTAGCAGCTTTTGATCCAGGCTTCACTTTTCCTGTCACGGCTGTTTTTAGTTTTGAACCGGGATTTGCTCTTCTATAGGCAGCGACACCGGCTCGAGTCATGCCTGCTCCAGACTTTGTAGGTCTGTAGTTCTTTTTGTTTCTAGATATTGGATTATCTTTTCTTGCCATTTGCAAATGTTTTTACGTTAGTTGGTTTAGGACCTGTATTGCCCGCGGCTCTCTTTCGTCTGACAGCACTCGCCTTTTGCGACTTTGTCATTCGTGTGGCTTTTGCAAGTGGGACGCATTTTGGATACTTCCTCTTGCTTCCTTTGCTTCTCCCGCAAGGTTGATACTTGCCGTTCTTCTTCGGAGCTCCAATGTCTACCCATTTCTCTTGAACCCATTTTCTTAAACCGGCCATTATTTTTTCTTCTTTTTCTTTTTGCCGCCTGGTTTTATTTTACCTGAACATACAGCTGAGCCATACATGTTTGCATACGCCGAAGGGTAAACTTTAAATTTTCTCTTCGCTGCAGCTTTACCTTTTGCACAAAGTTTAGCCATTACTTAGCTCTTCCGCCATCCTTCATGTAACCCATTTTGTTTCTAACTTTTTTGGGTAATTTTTTTAAACCTTTTTGATTTGGTTTAACTTTTTTCAAAGCCTTACCACCTTTTTTCATCATAGGTCTTTTCATCATCATTGTTCCTGGCATATTATTTTTTCCTTTTTTTCATTGCTTTACCAAAACCTTTTTTAGCTATTCCACAACCAACACGTCCACCTTTTTTAAAACCTATATCAAAAGCACCTGTGTTAAGTCTTGGAGATCCCATGACAGTTTGTCCAGCAATTCTTTTACTTACACCTGGTTCAAAATCTATATCTACTTCAGATGTATCTAATCTATTGATTCCAGGTTTTCCTAAAATTGTTGATCTCATTCTTCTAGGCATTTTACCCATGCCTCTGTCAGGCATTTTTAACGATGTATCCATTGATGCAGCATCTCTACCGCCACCAACACTTATATTAGAATCCTCCATACCCTTACCTCTGTTGGCTAGGGCTAAACCTGTACCTAAAGCAGCAAGTGCACCAAGAATCTTTTTATTTCTTCTTCTTGATTTTTTAGACATTATTTTTTTCCTCCATTACGAAAAATTTGTGTTCCCTTTATACCATATATCGACGCAACTACAAGTATCCAAAGATTTGTGAACCATGAAGGGAGCTGCGAAAACATCTCGAAGAATAGTTTTACTTTATCCATCGCTTCTGGATCTTCACTTATCACCGACCAGGCCAAAACAGCGATTGGGGCCGACAAGATAATGAGAACCGCCTCGTCCTTCCAATCTGATTGTCTAGCTTCTAATAATTTACCTTGATATTCAGCTTTTCCTTCAGCCATCTTTTGTGCATGCATTAATTGTGCTTCAGACATGGCCATTTTAGTCCTTTGTCTGTTAGCATAGACTTTACTGCCTGCATTTAATGCTAATTTAAGAGCACTAAACCACATATTAATACCATTTAGCTGTTTTTTGCTTTTCTGGTAACACTTTTCTCTGACCTTGAACTTTTACGTCTTGAGTTTCAGTCGGTTTTGACACTTCTACGTCAACGCCACCATTAGGCATACCGTCTTTGTTCAAAAACATATCATGATCAACGTGTTTTGATTCTGATTTGTTAGTTTTTTTCATTATTGTCCTCCATTTTTTCGAATGATTGCTACGTTAGGCATCATTTGATCCGAATTTGGCAAAGTTTTACCTAAAATAGTTTTTTCAATCGACGTATCAGCTCTTAGTTTAGCTAATTCTTCATTTTGTTCAAGCTTATCTTCTTGGATATTTTGATTCATTATTGCTCTTGACTTGTCAAGGTTGAATCTTCTCTCTGCTTGATCGTGTTTTTGTTGATTATCCATTGCTCTAAGGTCTAATTCTCTTGCTTTTAGCTTAGCAATCGGATCATTTCCAAAATCACCCATGATTTTATTTTCTTCTTCCTTAAATTCTTGGGTCATGTCAGCAATTAGTTTTGCTTTTCTAGCTTCAATAGACATACTCATCTGCATAATTTGTTGTTGAATTTCTGGAGACTGTGCCATTGCAGGATTTTGTTGTGCCATTGTTTGTAATTGCATCAATTGTTGTATCTCTTCTCTGAACTCTATCTCTAACTGCTCTTGTGCCATCAAAGAAATATGTTCAAAGATATTTTTTTGTAAAGAGCCCATAACCATTGGATTATTTTTAACCATATTAGTTGCCATAAAATTTAAATGTGCGGTGATATGGGCTCTGTGATCCTGTCCTTTAAATGCTTGGAAAGGTTTACCAGACATTGCAAGAATATTCTCGCTTGCAGGATCCATTGGCATTGGTTGTTGAGGGGGTGGTAAAATTTTGTCTATGTTTTTTACACCAATCGCAGAATACATATCTCTATACGCTTCGTATAAATTATGCATTTGTGGGTTTGACATTGCAAGTTGTAACTCAGTTTGAGCTAAACTAATTCTTTGTGATTGTGAAAATATGTTTGGATCTGCAACTGGAATGATATCGATCTTATCATCAAAATCTGCAACTTTAATATTTCTTTGTCCACCTACAACATCATATGGATATTCTGGTGGTAAATAAGTTTTAAATACATCTGCTAATAAAGTGAACTCATGTTTCAACGCTACATACAATCTTTTATGTATGGCTGACATGACTCTTGAACCACGTTCTAAGAGAGCAATAGTCGTACCAACAGCGGCCTGTTGGTTGCCGTCTCCGACCTGCATGTCAGCTATCGCGGCAAATCGTTGACCTGCTTGAACCACAATACCCATTAATTGTAATAATGTTGCTGATGGTTCTTTGAAAGGTAAAGGCATAAATGCATCTCTGATGTTTCCTCCAGGTGCATCTACATCTCTAAACTCTCCAGGTTGAATTGATTGCGCTTCATCTCTGACACGAATACCTCTTTGCTTAAATCCTGCAGGCATGTTTGAAAATGTACCTGCATCAAGAAGTTGTCTAAGTGCATTCGTTGCGGTTCTTGATAATCCACCAATCATGTGAATTAAACCGAATCCATAAAAACCAAGACCTGGTAAAAATTTAAAATGTACAAGATAATCAATTTTATTTTTTAGTGGGTCTTCGGCTCTATAGTTTCTTCTGATAGATAAAACTTCTCTTGATGATGTATCAATTGTTACAATGTATGGAAGTTTTATACCAGTAGGATTTTGTTCTGCATCTTTATCTTCAAAACCTTCAAGATCAAGATTAGTATGAAACTCTAAAATAGTAAACATTTGTTCGTCTCTAGTTTTAGTGACTCCTTC